ATTAATTAAAACATTGAGTCTAGGAATGAAAGGAAACTACGCATTAAAAGGTTCTGCAACTGATTTTGATATTACACAAGCGGGTAGTGGAAATGTAGTACAAGTAGCCGCAGGTAAAATATATCGTGATAATGCTTTTCTTGCAGTAGCGGCAAAAAACTTTGTTGCGGGTGATTTTCAAGCCACTTCTAGCACATACCATTTATTAGTCGCTGATAGTGCAAGCCCTCCTGTATTACAGATAAGAAAGCATGGTAGTTCCACTCAAAACAAAGTGCCTGAATATACAGAAGGAGATACTATAATTGCAGTTCTTACTTATACAAGCGATGGTTTTAATGATATGACGGTTCAATACTTAACAACAGGTAAAGTTTCTAATAATGTAAGTATTGGATATGATAGTTCGGGATATACTGAAGCCTTGTCAATAGAAGGAAATGCAACAAGAACCTTATTTAAAAATAAAGTTGCTGATGCAGATATTAGATTTGTTTTGGCCGATAATACTACTGATGAAAAATTTGAAATCTATACTGATGATGACTCAGATGGAGATACAGGAGATACAGAAGTATTTTCAGTTGATGGGACAGGAGTTACTAATGTTAAATCATTAAAATTAGGAACTGCGGGTGAATTAACTGTAACAGAATCTTCTGATGATATTTTATTCACTAATACAGTTAATGATAAAACTCTAAAGTTTGTTGTAAATGATGGTGGCGGAAATGACAAAACTGCTATATTAACTGCTGCTACAACAGGAGATGTTTTGCAACTTAAAGGAATAGAAGAAACTTTTATTATTGCTGCTTCTGATGAAACTACTGATTTAACAACAGGAGATGGAAAAGCCACATTTGCCGCCCCATTTGATTTTGAGATAACAGGAGCAAAAGCATCAGTAACTAC